CTCAAGTTGTCCCCTTCTTGAGCATCTTAGTTGCCAAACGACACGAAATCGTGTGTCGCCCTCTGGGTTGGCGGACGTCACTGCGGTCAGTTCCGGAATATGGCTATTCCGACCGTACGTGCTGGACACCAGGTGCGCGTAGACATTTGCTGGTCCTGTCATGGTCAGATGATCGAAGCACTAGGTGAGGAGAATTTCCTCCGGAATCACAGGTGGGATGCCGGAGATGATGGATATTGGCGAGTCGCAATAGCATCGAACCAGTGTGCGCGTTGCACATCTGGGTTTTGGTCTTTTGGAGGAGAAGGGACCAAATCGGTCACAGTGTGCCTTACTAGCAAACAGTATTATGATGCCACGTTTGCTGGTTGTGTAGGCGCCGTTACCAATGCCCCGGAACGGGTACATGGCGGCTCAATACAAATGTCCAACATGAGACACAACACGCCTGACAAGGACCAGAAGGGTGACGGGCTTTATGCCGGAGCCCTTTTAACCTTCTGGCCTTACATCACTGCCTGCTTGGTAAGTGATGATGAGCTCGTGGATAAGCGCTCATATCGGAGCCATTGCTTCGCATCGTGCTGTGGTGGCACAACACACCGTATGCAGAAGTCGGTGTTTGTGAAACTGAAGAGTCAGGCTGCCCTGATCAAGAAGTACGATGCTGAGGAAGCAGCGCGCGTTGCTGAGGAGGCTGAAGAAGCACGCGTCGAGGCCGAGCAGGCCGCAGCCGCACAGGCGGCGAGCTCCAATGGAGCCGGGGGCACACCGGCAAGAGCGTGGTGGACGAGCGGGCCTCTGAAGAGGGCAGTTGGGGAGGATGGAAAGCCCACTAAGAGTCTCGTTCTGAGCGGGCGTCATGACAGGTTATCCAGCAAGCTTCCAGGAGTGTATTTCTGCCTGGACACCGACACGAGACCTGATCTAGCTTCCGAGAAGGATGCCATAGCCATCGGCTTTGGACCTGATGCTGGCCGGCACTTCTTCGCCAACACTCCCGCAAACTTGTTGCACGGGATTGAAAAGCGCATGGAGGAGCCGCGAGTGCCAGTCACATTGACACTAAAACAGATTGCTGAAATGGTGGACATTGTGGCTGCCCACGTCAAACAGATACGGGAGGACCCGCTGATTGACGAGATATGCCAGTATCTCCTTTTCGGAGAGAAGTTTGAGGGCTTGAACGGGGACGCTTCGTCCAAGCGTTGGTCCTCAACCAGGGCAACCGAGGCCCTGATGCAAGCGGTCGCCAGGGTTCTGCCTGAATACAAGTTCTCGGCAGCAATCAAGATCGAACCAATGGGCGATGGGAAGCCACCAAGAGTACTCATTGCCGATGGAGACATCGGCGCGGTAATGAGTGCCTTTTCCATCGGAGTCCTTGAAAGATGGACCATTCAACGCTTTGGAAAGCAGACCATCAAGGGTGATGCTAAAGCTGTTGTTATGGACCGGATCATCAAGGCCACCGAATTCAGACCACGTCTCAACAGTGGTGGATTCGGTGATTTGTATGAGGGCGAGATCCTTGAAAACGACGCAAGCGCATGGGATGCGTGCTGCGGTCAAGTACTCAGGGATCTCACAGAGAACCAGCTTCTCGACGCGATCTACGATCGCGTCGCGAAGTATGTCGCCCCATACAACCTGTTCACCAAAGCGCGCCAGCAAGCGGACAAGAAGAAGAAATTGAAGCTGGAGCAGGACGCGCGGAAGGTGACAGTGGAGATGGCGTATGGCAACGAGCGGATCAACATGGACATGCTGTGGAGCGCCATGACGAAACGCATGTTTCGCCGCTCGATTGACGCCATCAGACGCTCCGGCGACAGGGGTACTTCTATACTCAATTGGTGGGTGAATCGCATCGTTTGGCTCTGGGTTTTATGCGGGCCAAACGGGTGGAAGTACGTCAAGGTCACCGTTGCGGTGGTGGAGGACATATTTGGAGTCCGCCGCCGCATAGAGCTATGGTTCGAGGGGGACGATTCGTTCCTCTGGCTGGCCGCCACCGTCAAAGGCAACAGGTTCACCGATGCGCAGATTGATGTTCTGCATCAACGGTGGGTCCTGTGCGGGATGCGTCCGAAACTCTTCCTCCGCACCCAGGGGAAGAGTTACGATGCAGCCAAGAAGGTCTGGACGGACGAGAGCGAGGCCGAGTTTTGTGGTTGGAAGTTTACTACCAACGGCAACGGCCTTGAACCAGGTAGCGCCTGCCCTGATATGCCGAGACTATTGGCTGGATGTTTCTATTCCACCGATAAAGCGGCGATCAAGGCAGCGCAAGTCGGGGACCAAGACGGCTTCGGCCTAGCCGTCGGTCCGGCGCTCATCGCCAGAGCGTCACAGATTGCAACCACTTGCCCGAGCGTAGCGCAGTGGCTGCTTAATCTGGCTGGAAGCCTTGGAGATGCGAATCTCCATCAGGCAGAGTTTTCCCGCGACCAGATTTACAAGCTGGGAGCAGGCAAGGAGCTGGAGAGCACGCTTCCTGAGGGATGGAAGCAGCTCAACCTGAACCGGTTCTGCGACATCTCGTACGGCACCTATTTGGAGCGTACGAATCTCGCAGTGAGCTCTAGCCTGGCCGCGGGTGGCCTGGAGCGCGAGGCCAGTCTCGCAATCGCGCATAAGTGGGTGTCAACAAAAGACGAGTGGATCTCTTTCACTGAAAAGCTGCCACTCGTTGGATTAATGACAACTCGCGCGGACTTCGAGGCGATTCTCCCGCCTCGAATGCGCAAGTAGACCCACGCCGACAGGGACAGCCCTTTGCCACGCATGTCGGCGCCCCGGGACCCAACGGCGTAGCCATGGCTACCGCTGGACAGGAACCGAACCGCATGCGATGGCACTGGGCGTTTTAGTTTCAGGACGGTTGTCCAGATGTTTTGCTACTCCCGCGACGATAGGGTTGTCAACCTCGCAGGCTCTGACACCCGACCGGCTAGGTGAGTTAGCACCTGGACACCGTTGTCATTTTTGGGGGCCGTTTCCTCAGACCGTGCAGTCGGCGCATGGTTGCGGGGGGCGGCAGTAGTGGGCGCACCCTACGGCGCAGTTACTCAAGATGCGAGGGACGTAGGTCACCGGTGCGAATTGCTCCCGGCCGTAGCCATTTTGGCACAGGCGGCCAGGGGACGTCCATACCAGATTGGTCACCTGGGATGATTGGGCGATCGTACTACGGTGGGGGCTATAGCCATTTTGGCTGCCTGTGTGTAAAGTAGGGAGGCCCGTCCCTGCCCACCGAATTACCTTCAGTGTGCCTCAGCCGAAGAGGTACCAGAGCCAATTCGCGGCGTGGACCCTCCACGTGAAGGTGAAGGCCAAGGCCGGTTGCTCAACAGCGGCAACATTACCAGCAGGCGCTGGCGGCACAACCAGGCGTCCTATCGGGATGAACCTGACTCTGCAACGTATAAATAAAGGTTGTGGATAGGGGAGGCGCAAGGTTGATGGAGCGGCACATCGGGAGCTTAGTGCTCGCGCGGACATGACTCTTTGGGCTTGGGGGTCAGTCTGCGTATCCCCTAAGTGGGGAGGGCCATTCTCGCACCCGGGGATGGTGCTCGCCGATGGAGCTGTGGGTGCAGGCAAGTTTCATGTGGGGGCGTGGTGTCCTGAGTTCAAGTTGTCCCCTGACAACACCACGCTCCCACGGTGCGCACAGTGCACCGTCGTTTCGTGCCACTTTCCATGGCACTCAAGCCCAAGCAGCAGGCACAGGTCGATTTGGCTCCGCCCGAGAAGAAGGCGGCCCTGCGTAAGACTTACGAACGCCAGAACGCGATGGCGAACCGCAAGACACCCAAGGCCAAGGCGAAGCCGCGTCGGACGCTGGGCGCACAGCGGGGCACACAGTTGGTGGGCCGTCCGAATGACAGACGATGTCTCGACTTCATGGATCCACTCTGCCCGCTACCCACTCCGACCGCGGTCGCGTCAGGCAAGGCCCTGGCGCACACAGCGCTGGTCAGTGACGTAGTCACCATAAATACCACTGAGCAAGCTTTGCTGATCGTCACACAATACGGCGGCACCAGCACAGTTGGTTACTTTGGTAAGTACTCGTTGAGTGGGCTACTCGTTGCTAACTCGGAGAAGCTATACGATTTGCCGACGCTTGAGACCGCGTCCGCCGCTGGTGGGCCGACCTCTACACGGGCAATGAGGTTGTCATGCTCTCTGGTTAACACCACCAACTTGATGTCGCGAGGTGGTTCAGTGCACTACTTGAACTCGTCGCAGCGTCTTGGTGAGGTAGTGGCCCCTGGGAATTTTGCGAGTTTGCTGTCAAACATACGCGACTCACCATACCGCAAGGTAATCAACGGTGACTCGCTGCTTGGCGGCCCGCGGACGCCGAACCGGTTGCTGGCATATCCAACTGACTCACCGAAGTACCACGAGTACAACGGGCACATTGGTCAGAGCGATAAGACCGAGTTCCTGAGGCGTTGTCTCGTCCGCTTCACCGCTGGGGCGGGGTTGCTGGACGAGCTGCCGCGTAGTATGTCTATCATAGTCTGGGTTTTCGACCCACCTCCTGAGAACCAGACTTACCGACTCACGATCCGAGGCTCAATGTATACACGTTGGCCTCTGGCGTCAGTCCCTGGGCACCACATGTCGACCACACCGACTATCGATGGCAGTGTCTTGAACGGTGTTCTTCAACACGTCGAGAACAACGCCGGTACGCTTATGGCGGAAGGCGGCCTCGCAGCGGTGTTGGCTCCGAAGCTGATCGCAGCAGCTAAGGGTGCTCAGTATCTCGGCCAAGCCGGCGCCGGCGGCGCCGCAGGTGCAGCTGCTGAGGGTGTTGAGATGGGGGAGGGTATCCTTGCAGAGATAGCGGGCGGTGTGGCAGCCGCAGCTCTGTAAGCATTACCTCCTAGGAGTGGCACGGCGCGGGTACAGTTGCGTCGTGCATTTTGGCGGCTACCGTGGCCTTCGGTACGCCGGTGCGCACCGTTTCTGACGTGATCGCGCACGTTTAACGCATCGTCAAGCTATGAGTGGAGGCTCATAGTCTTGGCCCTGGATGCGTTTGGCAGCTCGGAGTGGCTGGCGGGGGTGCATCCTTGGAACCCCCGCCAGTCACGCTTTCCGAGCTGCCGAACTGCGCCCAGGTCTGGCCATGTTCAGTCATAATGTGTGACATTGTGGCGAACAGAGGCCGGCCATTCGGTGAACCATTTTGGCAAGCCAAGAGTGAGGAGGAAGTAGACTCACTGGGAGGTCTGTGTGGTGACACTGTTGCACAACCTAGTAAGTTCAGCCATCTCTAGGCGCGTGCGGCCGGTTCCGTTCGGAAAAGCGGCGCGTCCTTGCCTCCCTTTCGGGGGTGGAGATGGTTGTTGGCGAGGATCCCCCTGTCTCTGGGGGCCCTGGGGAGACAGTATCAGGGCTCCTGGAGGGAGGGGGATCTGTACGTCGAGGGTTCGACAGTCGCCGGGTGACCGAGCAGGTGGATCCACCCTGGAGTGACAACAACGCCCAACCGCCGCGACCCCTCGCCTGTAGGGGCTGCAGCAGTGTGAGGTGGTGGTGCGTCCCCGCCCATCCGGGTCTTGACACAAATTCTAGTAGGAGTGTCGTCGGGTGGGGCTCCCATGTCATTGGGGCTGCACACTGTTGTTGAGCGGTATTGGCGCCAGATGCGCATCTTTCGCTGTTGTTGTCATGTATCGGTGTTGAAAGCCTGCTCCTTCACTTGGGGCTGGAGCACACGAGATGTCGATCCGCGTGAGCCTGGGTCCGGATCGCTTGTCTTATCACTGTGGTTTACCCTGTGGCAAGCCTCTGCCAGCCACTTTGCCATCATTTTGTACTGACTGACTGGAGATTCGTGTTGCGTTCACGTACGCTCCTCCTGCCAACCTACGGGTTGCGTAATTGTTTCAGGATTTTTGGGATCACACCCCGTCATCACCAGTTTTTGGTGTTCACACCTCCGCCAACTAGGCCGACCTGCAGGCAGCCGAACAACAAGGAGGTTACACACCACGGG